CACCTAGTTTGATATTCGGGTTAATCAGGCAGCGTACGTTAACGCCAGCCCCCATCGTCTGCTGCGGCCTGCCGATAAGGCCAGTATCAGCGTTTAGCACCACTAAATTATCAATGGGCTTCGACTCTTTGACGATATGCACCTTGTTATCTTCGTACCACCAGTGCGCGTCACATTGTCGGGCAAGGTCATTGATGATTTCATTCGTTGAGGCGTGAAGCGTTTTAGCGCGGGGGAAAACCGTGTCGGGAAAGGTGGTAACTTCTCCTGCGGTAATTCCGTAAGGTGCGTAGCTGTTCATGGCCACGCGGAATACGTCGTCAAACGTCCAACCTGCAGCAATGGTCGTGCTAACCGCAGCCTTTAAATGGCCTTCCCAGCTATCAATACACTGCAGCAATATCCATGAGTCGGTGATATTGTCCTGCCCCGCGATAGAGAATCGGATGTCGCCATTAAAGATCAGGCCGATGTTCTCGTCAGGGTAATTACCAAACTGGTCAGGATTCCCCTTGTATCCAGCGATAACCCTGATTCGGGTAAACTCTTGCGACAGTAAAATGTTTTGCGTTGTTGATGACAGGTTGTAAATTTTGAAGTTGCCGACGAACCCGTTAAAAATGGTTGCTGGCTGTTTCTGAATCTCAAACGTTACCTTCAAGTCAGTCAGGCTAATGCCTTTCCCGTCTTTCCCGAATACCTGAATTTCAAAATGGCGCATCCAATTAGCTGACATACTTACTCCGTTACCACGCAAAGTTTATTGTTAATACCCAGGTCATACTGAGTCGGGTCAGTTAACCCATCGTTCCCAATGACGTACAGAGAGAAGCCTAGCGATAAGTGCTGATACTGACCTAGCAAGTCAGCACCAGACACCATGGGAATACCAATAACAATGGCTGCGCCCGAGGAATCCATTAAATCCATACACCAAAAGGCCCCGCGCCAGATAATCTTGAACTTGTAATTCGTGTTATTGATGGACGCGTCAAACTCCTGATTCTCAGGAACCAGTGGCAATACTGTTGTGGTCATAGTCGGCCTATTATTTGATTAGCGAGGCTACAGAGCTGAGAAGGGACTGATTAGCGGCAACAGGTGTTTTCACGCCCGTAGATTGTACGCCGCTAGTATTCGCACCCTGTGTCATGTTCTCTTTGCTGGCTACGGTGATTGCCTTTGACTGTGTAACGATTACTTCTCGAAATGTCACGGTCACCATCAGCACATTCTCAGAGGTTTTATCGGTGGTAACATCGAGTGAGCGGATAAGCATGTTGCTGTAAATACGCTTACCGGTCACCACATCCATCGGCTCACGGGATCGCTGCAGAGCCAGTAATTCGTCATAGCGCTCTCTTGGGCTACTACCCAACGAAAGGCCAACACTAGAAGTATCAAAGAGGTTAGTTAGGCTCCCGCCACCAGAAAAACCTATCTCCATAACCAGTTCAGAGGGTCGGCGGTAGGCGTGGTCTGAGACAAAACCCGTCCCGCCATCGGTACTCGATGTCATCGAGGTAGGCCGCTCAACAGGATGTTCAGTGATTTCCAACATATCCGAATGTCGCTCAGTGATAACGACATCAGGGATGATGGTATCTATCTTTCTGGTTCGTTGATGCAAAAGAACTGAAAGAAAATCCATTAGCTGTTCCTCCCTGATAGCTGCTGTGCGGCCCGTGAGTTAACCTGACTCTGACGCTCTGCTATAACGTTTCCAGCCTCGCGGGGGTTATTGACGTCATGGATATGGATTACCGTTTCTTGATTCAGTGTAGTGCTAGTAGAACTATGGGATTGATTAGTTACATAGGACCTAGTGGTATCAGGGATTATTCTAGAACCATTTGCTCTTATGTTATCTATCATCGGTTCCATATTGGACAAAACTCTCGGAATATAGTTTTGCGTCTCCCTTGGTATCCCATCCATTCCTTTTCTCTGAACGTTACCTAACCCCCAGTTATACGAGGCAAGCGTTTTTGACAGGTCACCACCGTTGGCTCTCATCAACTGAGAAAGGTACTTGGCAGCAGCTTGGGCAGCCTTAATCGGATCGAAAACATCATTGCCGCGCAATCCCAAATCAGAGGCTGTTCCGGGCATTATCTGAAATAATCCCTGCGCCCCTGCCTTTGATTGAGCGTTAGGGTTTCCAGACGATTCGGTAGTTGCTACACCACGGAGCAACCCTTGAGGCAGACTGTATTGGCTTTCTAAACTATCGAACACGGGCTGTAGCTTATTCAGCACTGCCGCTCCGGCAGAGCTTAGTTTTTTAGCCAAACCGCCAGCACCTTCGAAACCACCCGTGCCGAGAATTGCTTGCCCGACAGGTGTTTCTTTAGCGGCTATTACAACGTTAGCCCCGGCATCTTTAAGTGAGTTAAGAGCCTCGCCGAACTCACCTTTGACCAGATGATTCATAGCGTCTATGAGATTGCCAACCACCTTGGAAGCATGGACTGCAGCATCGATAAGGGTATCGAAAAACGCTTTACCGCTGAACTTGGTGAAATCGATATTTAGAAGATGACCGAACCACGTACTTAGTTCACTCAGTCTCGAAATCAACGAGGAGCCAAGCCCTTTCATTTTCCCGAAGTTATCGACGAATACCGCCCCAAGTTTTGCTATGCCATCCTTAGCTGAGTCGATATATGGTTTCCACTTATCCCAGTCGATTAAGCTCTTGCCACCCTCTTTCCACGTTTTGTAATCATCGTAGAGAAGGAGTATTCCTGAAGCGATAGCAGCAATACCGGTGACAATCATACCGATAGGAGTAAGCGCAAAGGCGAAGTTTAGCGCCCGCCACGCTACAGCAATTAGGCCAAGCGTTTCGACTAACTGCTTGCCCCCGATACTTAGGCCATTAAACCAATCAATAACATCTGAGCCGATTTCTACTAATCTTGCTCCTAACCTGAAAATAACATTACCAAACCCAACCACTCCCATAGCAAGGCTCGTTATAACCCTCTCTATCTTGGGAAAGTTATTTATGATGGTATTTTTAAAGGTATTGAGATTTCCGTTAAGGCCTGATGCTAAGTCGCTACCTAGCTTATCCCGCGCCATGCCAGCCATAAGCCCAAATGAGCGAAGGCTAGTCATAAACTGGTTAGACTGTCGAGCAGCGGTGTCAGCGTTGTAGCCGATAGCCTTAGCCATCTGAGTGTATTGCGTGGAGAAGGTACCGAGCCCCCGGCGCATTGCCATCAGTGTATTTTCATCGATACCTAGCATCTGAGCGAACTGATTAGCTCGATAGTAAGGCATATTACTGAGACGCTGCCCGACACCCGTGAAGATGGCTGACATATCCCGCATATTGCCGCTAGCATCGCGGGTTTGAACGCCTAGCCGGTTAAGAAACCCCTCAGCGCCCGGGTTGTTACGCATGAACCGCGCCAGTGACTCAAGCGACCCCCTAGCACCTTCAACCGTACCGCCCATTTGCGAGGCTGCATAACCTATCGCCTGAATGCCTGAGACGCTTGCGCCCGCCCGCTGTGACGACCAGTATAGGTTATCAAGGCCAGAGGCGATCTTCGCGGTAAACGCAACGACTGTTAATGCTGATGCTTCTACAGCGGTTGCCATCTTCACGGTGTTAGCAGCAACACTAACCAGCGTTTGCTCAAACTTTCTTTGCCCTGATTGGTCTACTTGAAAGCCAAGAGAGACAAGGAAGTCTTGAATTGTTTCAGCGTTCATTTGCCTCTCTCCAGCGCTGTATGCGCATTTCGTTATCCGCTTTCATGTCTAAGTAGTCGTTCATTAGCGCAACGTCATAGAGATTCAATGATCCGTCTTTAAGCGCTATGTAATGACAAAGCCCTGCATCAACAGGGCGAAGTAGGTAATCAAGACCTTCAGGAAGTGTGTCGAGGGTTAAGCCGCTGGCAGGGTTTGCGTCTCGCTGGCGGGGAGTTCTTGCAAAAAATCACCAATATTCTCCCCGATAACCTTGCCGACGATTTGCAGCATGGTTGGTAGGTTAATGTCATCAAACATCAGCTGACCGCTGTTAATCAAGCTCGTCCAGTTAGTGCCGTTCTGGCGCGATACGACTGACAGACAAGGCTTGATAATCGCATCAACACTGTCGTCCGACATATCAGCTAGCGCCCCGGCAACTTTCGGCAGCACTGACTCAACCGCGCTCATTACCATTTCCTGATTGCCGGCAGCATCTTTGATGACGTTTAGGTCTGATACCATACCTGCTAACACTGGGAGTAGCTTGCGCGCCACTTTGAACTGGGTGAATACATCCATATTAGTGGTGCGGTACTGTTGGCCTTTTAATTCAAACTGCATGATTTA